AATGTACTAGGGTTTACCCCACTTGTCAAACAATGTATAGTTCACCAAACTTCCATAACTGGGTAAAGTATGAATGTGATTGATGCACTGCCAAACAACCTAAAGAAAAAAGGTCGCCCCAAGGGTGCTGTGAACAAGAAGTTCACTATGGCAACCTATGCTGAAAGACCTGCGGCTTTACTGCCAAAGACTGAAGTTCAGCGCATCAAAGAACTCAAAGACCTCCTGATAAACAGTGCAGGCTCCAATGTTGTTCATAAAGCAATTGAGATTGCCATGAATGATGAACACCCAGCACAAGCAGCTATGCTCAAACTCTGTATGGATCGAATGCTTCCCGTCAGTCTGTTTGAGAAAGAAGGCAAGCAAAGGAATGCCGTGACCATCAACATCACAGGCATTGGTGGTGTAGAAATTGAACCCTTGCAAGATGTGACTGATGTAGAAACAAAGAATGTCTGACCTCAACTTCTCCCTTTTGCCTTGGCAACAAACAGTCTTTGCTGACAAAACAAGGTTCAAGGTTGTGGCTGCTGGTCGGCGTTGTGGTAAGTCTCGTTTGGCTGCTACTACTCTCATCATCGAAGCATTGCGTTGCCCAGCAGGAAGCGCAGTTCTCTATGTGGCTCCCACCAATGGACAGGCAAGGCAGATCATCTGGGATGTTTTGATGGAGATTGGGCGTGATGTGATTCAGTCTAGTCACATCAACAACATGGACATAACTACCATCAATGGTGCAAAGATTTATGTTCGTGGTGCTGATAGACCAGATACCCTGCGGGGTGTGTCTCTTACCTATGCGGTGCTAGACGAGGTTGCCGACATTAAGCCCGAAGCCTGGGAACAAGTTATCAGGGCTTCTCTGTCAGACAAAAAAGGCAGAGCCATGTTCATTGGCACTCCCAAAGGGCGCAACTGGTTCTATGACCTATTCAAACTAGGCCAAGAAGATGTAGATTCAGATTGGAAGTCCTGGCACTTCACTACAAAAGATAATCCACTGATAGACCCAACTGAGATTGAGGCTGCCAAAAAAACACTCTCATCCTTTGCCTTCAAACAAGAATACATGGCATCCTTTGACAATGCTGGTAGCGATGTTTTCAAAGAAGAATGGATCAAGTATGGAGAAGAACCTGAGTATGGCTCCTACTTTATTGCTGTTGACCTAGCAGGATTTGAAGAAGTTGCCAAACAAGCGGCAAATGCAAAGAAAAGACTAGATGAATCAGCCATTGCAATAGTCAAAGTCACTGAGGATGGGGTCTGGTTTGTCAGCAAGATTGAACATGGGCGGTGGGACATTAGGGAAACTGCGGTAAAAATACTTATGGCAATAAGGAAATACAAACCTTTAAGTATAGGTATTGAAAGAGGTGCATTAAAAAATGCTGTCTTGCCATATTTGAGTGACTTGATGCGTAAGAATAATGTATATTCGCACATAGTTGACCTGACACATGGCAACCGAAAAAAGACAGATAGGATTGTCTGGGGCTTGCAGGGCCGTTTCGAGCATGGCAGGATTGTGTTGAACCGCGAAGAAGACTGGGATGATTTCCTAGATCAACTTCTTATGTTCCCAGCCAAAGGTGTCCATGATGATTTGCCAGATGCGCTATCCTACATTGACCAATTGGCTGTCACCACCTACTTCCAAGAGGATGAAGGTGAGGAATGGGAACCCATTGACATAGTTTCGGGGGTGTAATGGCAGAGATCATTAAAGGCGAAGCCGATGACGGCAAAGAGTTATCTCAGAATGAGTTTGAACAACCGACTGAGAATGACAAAGAACTTGTTGGCTTTGTAAATGACCACTGCAATCGCTGGCGTGACTATCGTGATGTCAACTGGCTCCCTGATTGGCAAGAATATGAGCGTTTATTCCGAGGCCAATGGGCTGAAGAAGATAAGACCCGTGAGTCTGAACGTTCACGCATCGTAACCCCTGCCACACAACAAGCCATTGAGACTCGCCATGCCGAGATCATGGAGGCAATCTTTGGTCAAGGCGACTTCTTTGACATTGACGATGACATTGAAGATGTGAACGGCAATCCTTTGGATGTTGCTGCCATCAAAGCACAGTTGATGGAAGACTTCAAAAAGGACAAAATCCGCAAGTCTATCGATCAGATTGAGTTGATGGCAGAGATTTACGGGACTGGTATTGGCGAGATTGTCGTTACCACTGAAAAAGAATTTGTCCCCGCAACCCGTCCTATTCCTGGTCAACAAGGCCAGGCCGCTATTGGTGTGGTAGAAAAAGACAGAATTGCAGTCAAGATTGTTCCTGTCAATCCCAAGAATTTTTTGTTTGATCCTAATGGCACATCCATTGATGACTGCATGGGCGTGGCAATCGAGAAGTTTGTGTCTATTCACAAAATTGTGCGTGGACAAGAAAAGGGTATCTATCGCAAGGTGCAGATTGATACGGGAATGACTGATGATGACTTGGAAGCAACCCAAGAAGTTACCCAGTTCCAAGATGATAAGGTCAAATTGCTGACCTATTATGGTCTGGTTCCCCGTGAATACCTGATAAAGATGGATGAAGAACAGGAAATGGTTGATCTATTTCCTGATGACTCAATTCAAGATGAGTATTCTGACTTGGTTGAGGCCATTGTGGTCATTGCCAACGATGGAACCTTGCTGAAAGCTGAAGAAAATCCATACATGATGAAGGATCGGCCCGTCTTGGCATACCAAGATGACACTGTTCCCAATCGATTGTTGGGTAGGGGTACGGCTGAAAAGGCATTCAATATGCAAAAAGCTATTGATGCTCAGATTCGCTCACACCTAGACTCATTGGCGCTGACCACCAGCCCAATGATTGCAATGGATGCCACTCGTTTACCCCGTGGCGCTAAGTTTGAAGTCAAACCTGGAAAAGCCATTCTGACAAACGGCAATCCTGGCGAGATTTTGTTCCCATTCAAGTTTGGCAATACTGATGGCAACAACCTGACTACTGCCCAAGCCTTTGAGCGTATGCTTTTGCAAGCAACTGCTACTTTGGATTCTCAAGGTATGGTTACTCAAGGTGCTAGAGATGCCAATCCTGGCATTTCTATGGCTGTTGCTACCATCATCAAGAAGTACAAGCGCACTTTGGTGAACTTCCAAGAGGATTTCCTAATTCCCTTCATCCAGAAGGCAGCTTTCAGGTATATGCAGTTTGATCCTGAGCGTTATCCTACTGTGGATTACAAGTTCATTCCGACTGCAACCCTTGGCATCATTGCCCGTGAACATGAGCAACAGCAATTTATCTCTTTGCTTCAGACCCTTGGCCCAAATACGCCAATTTTGCCTGTCATTATGAAAGGCATTGTTGCCAACAGCAGCTTGAGCAATAGACAAGAAATGATGGCAATGCTTGACCAAATGTCTAAACCTGATACTCAGGGTCAGCAAATGCAGATGATGCAGCAACAGTTGGCAATGCAAGCGGCTCAGGCTCAGATTGCTGTCAATACGACTCAGGCAGAACAGAATCGTGCAGAAGCAACTAAGTTGATGGTTGAGGCTCAGTTGATGCCACAGGAAGTGCAAGCCAAGATGAGTGCATCTTTGACCAAGAATCTACCTAATGAGGCAGATGCCAATCAAAGGGAGTTTGATAAGCGGGTCAAGATTGCTGACTTGATGCTTAAAGAAGCTGACATTAAGAACAAGTCAAAGATTGTTGAGTTGCAAATGGCTGATAAGGTAAATGCTCAGTCCAAAGTCAAGCAAGATTTCCTTGCCAAACTCACAGATGGTCTAAAGAATGGCTAATATCAAAGAACTTATCCAAAGTATTGAGTCAATAGACTCATCTTTTGATGAGAAGTTAGAAGCCATCAATAAGATGGAAGAAACCTTGGTGGCTATGCGCCAACAAGAAGAACAAGCCGTTCAAGACAATGTAGACCTGATTGTTGAGGCCATCAAAGTGATGGAGAACAAGGTCACTGCACAACTAGAAGTTGCAAAGTCTATTATTCCTGAGAAGGGTGACAAGGGAGATAAGGGTGACAAGGGTGCAGATGGCCTCCCAGGTGTAGATGGAAAGAATGGATTAAATGGTAGAGATGGAAAAGATGGCATTGATGGTGCAGATGGTGTTTCTGTAATAGATGCCAAGATTGACTTTGATGGTTCGTTGGTTATTACCTTGTCAACAGGCAAAGAGCTGAATGTTGGTGAAGTAGTTGCTCCAAACTTGGCAGAAAAGATCAAAGTCATCAGCACCATGTCCACCAATGGGGCCGTGACTATCTTAGATGAAGGCACAAGCATCACAAGTGGAGTTAAGAAGATCAATTTTGTTGGTGCGACTGTTACTGCTACCAATTCAGGGGACGATGTAACTGTCAATGTAAGCGCAGGGACGGGAACAGTAACAAGCGTTGCTGCGTTGACTATAGGCACAACAGGAACTGATTTAAGTTCTACTGTTGCTACTGGAACAACAACCCCAGTAATTACTTTAAATGTTCCTACCGCATCTGCAACTAATCGTGGCGCGTTAAGTTCTGCCGATTGGACAACTTTTAACAACAAAGGTGTAGGTACTGTAACGAGTGTTGCGGCAACTGTTCCAGCATTTTTGTCTGTTACTGGTTCGCCAGTTACAACAAGTGGCACGTTGGCAATTACATTGTCTGGTACAGCTCTACCAATAACTAATGGTGGTACGGGTGCAACGACATTGGCTGGTGCATCTATTGTCACTTACACAGGAACAGAGACACTAACCAACAAGCGTATTGACCCAAGGGTTACTTCAGCCGCATCAGCATCTTCTTTAACGCCAAGCGTTGCAACCGCTGATGTTTATGCCTACACAGCTTTGGCAGCGGGTTTGACAATCAATGCCCCAACAGGAACGCCATTAGACGGGGACAAGCTGATGTTTAGACTGCTGGACAACGGCACACCGCAATCATTGACCTGGAACGCGACTTACACAGTCATTGGCGTAACTTTGCCAACCACTACGACAGCAAGCAAAACAACGTATGTAGGGTGTATATACAACGCAAACAATACACGTTGGGATGTAATTGCAGTAACCACACAGGCATGACCATGAAGATTGACTTTTCCTTTTCATCCCAATACGGCACGTTTTCAGATGCTTTGCATTTGCCTGACGATCACGGGCTAACGGCAGAAGAAATTACTGCTATGCAACAGCAAAGATACGACAATTGGCTTGCTGTAATAACTGCGCCCCCCACTGAGGAGGTCTAATGGCTGATCGCTATTGGATACTTGGTACGGGGACATGGGATGCCACCAACACGGCTAACTGGTCTGCATCCTCTGGTGGGGCTGGCGGTGCATCTGTCCCAACTGCGGCAGACAACGTATTCTTTGATGCCAACTCAAACGTAGGAACAACTGCATTTACAGTCACCATGGCAAACTCGCCAAGGGTCTGTAATGACTTTACAGCGTCAGGACTTGATGGGGTAATGACGCTTGCTGGTGCAAGTATTGGATTGACAGTATCAGGCAGTCTTACATTTCAAGCCACAAACTTTTCTGTAACCTATAATGGAACAACCACATTTAATGCAACAAGCACAGGAAAAACTGTAACAACTAATGGAGTTTCTTTTAATGGAAATGTAAATTTTAGTGGCGTTGGCGGTGGCTGGACTTTGGGTAGTGCACTTACTTTAGCTGGCTCAACTCAACTCAGTGTTACCAGCGGCACATTTGATACTTCATCATCAGGAAACTATGCCGTTACTGCACAAAATTTTCTTTCTAGCAATTCAAACGTACGAACATTAAATTTAAATGCCTCTACATTAACATTTACTACTGCTTTTGGCACTGCTTGGAGTATGGCAACCAGCACTAATGCAACACTTAATGCTGGAACATCAACAATTACTGTAACTCCATCAACACCAACTTTTTCTGGCGGCGGGTTAACTTATTACAACGTAGCATTTACAAATACAGCACAAACAACCCCGTCAATTACAGACGCAAATACATTTAATAATCTATCCATAACTGGTAGAACTACTATTGGTATTGGCGTATTAAGTCTTAGCGCAAACCAAACAATCAACGGAACATTTACAGTAAGTGCGGGTACTGCGGGAGCATACCGCATAATGATTACCTCTGACACTATTGGCACAACTCGCACATTAACTTGTGCCGCAGTATCTTTTACTGATACCGACTTTAGAGATATAACTATTGCAGGTGCGGCATCTCCTGCTTCTGGAACAAGACTTGGGGATTGCAAAGGCAACAGCGGAATAACTTTTCCTGCGGCTAAGACTGTTTACTATAGACTAACCTCAACAAATTCTTGGGGTGTTACAGGCTCAGGAGCATGGTCTGCAACTAGTGGCAGCGCATTAGACGCAACCATGTTTCCGCTGGCGCAGGATACTGCTGTATTCCCTGCGTTATATCCCGCATCTGCTGGAACGACAACTATCAATGCCTCATATAACATTGGCACATTGGATATGTCGCTTAGAACGTCAAACATTTTTAGGTTATCAACGGGTACAACTGCACCAGCAATCTACGGAAATTGGATTAACGGCACAGGAACAACTTTAATTGGTACTGGAATAATTACTTTTGCAGGACGCACAACACAACAAATCACAAGTTCTGCAAAAACATTTACCCAACCAATAACAGTTAACAGCCCAAATGGTTCAGTGTCTTGTGCGGATGCTTTGACCCTTGGCTCAACGCTTGCATTGACATTCAGTCTTGGCACGTTGAAATTAGCGGCAGGGACTACCAGCACTGTTGGTTCGTTTGTCACATCAGGCACAACGCTAAAGTATTTGCAAAGCACAACGCCAGGAACACAGGCAACCATATCGGATGCAAGCGGCACAAACACTGCGACATACCTGTCAATTCAAGATTCTGCCGCTACTGGAGGGGCAACTTGGGATGCAACTTCGGCGACAAACATCAATGCGGGAAACAACTCTGGGTGGACATTTGGGGCGGCTCCAACGGCAACAGGCAACTTTTTGATGTTTTTCTAAAAGCACTTACAATTTGATGTATAAAGGAATCAATCATGGCAACCACAGTATCTCTAAAACCTAATGCTGTTGAAATCTCTGGTTCTACATCAGGGACAACCACATTGCAAGCAACTGCGGTAGCGGGTACTACTACTTTGACGCTTCCTGCGGCTACTGACACTTTGGTTGGTCGAGCAACCACTGATACGCTTACCAATAAGACGTTGTCCACACCTAGCATATCAAGCCCGACTATCTCTGATGGCACAGCTAATGGTGTTGCCTATCTCAATGGCTCCAAGGTGCTGACTACGGGTAGTGCGTTGGTCTTTGATGGGTCGAATTTGGGTGTGGGTGTTACGCCTAGTGCAAAGCTGGACGTTGTTGCAAGTAATTTTGTCGGTGGCCCCGCTATTGGCGCTCGATTTAACACAAGCAATGCGCGTATTGGATTTAACATTGCAAATTCAAACGGCTTTCCTTACATTGGCTACAACACAAATAACGTAAGTGGCTCTGATACGCCAACTTACGATTTAAACCAAGCTGCTGCTCAACTTCGGATGGATGGTGGGTCGTTTAAATTTAACATTGCCGCATCCGGAACAGCAGGGGCTGGAATTTCCTTCACCCAAGCAATGACCCTTGATGCAAGCGGTAACTTGGGTGTTGGCACAACAAGTCCAAACTCAAGACTTCAAGTAAGCAATGCAAGCGCATCAACAAACGCCATTGCTCAATTCACAAATGGAACAACTGGCACAGGTGCTGGCAATGGTTTGTATGTTGGTGTGGACACTTCAAATGAAGCAACCATATTTAACTTTTACAACTCTGCACTAAAGTTTGGAACAAACAGCACAGAACGCGCCCGTATCGACTCCAGCGGTCGGTTGATAATTGGAAATACAACCATGCCCGTTGGGTATGGAACTGCTTTAAATGTGTATACCACGGGTCTTGGTGCTCGTGTTTATGGAACAGCGGAAGCAACTGGCCCATTTTGGGTTGATAAACAAACAAACACAAGTTCAACATCTCAAGTATTTGTTCAATTCACAATCAACACTCAATCAACAGGAAATGGGCAAATAAACGGAAATGGCGCAAGCCAAGTTGCATTTGGCTCATTTTCTGATGCCCGTCTGAAAGAAAACATTGTTGACTTGCCTCCACAGCTTGCCAACATCATGGCATTGCGTCCGGTTGAGTTTGATTACATTGAATCAGAAGGTGGCGGTCATCAAACTAGCTTTGTTGCTCAAGAATTTGAGGAAGTCTATCCAGACGCAATTGGAGAGCGACCCGATGGCATGAAGACCTTAACAGGCTGGGGAAAGACGGAAGCAAGATTGGTCAAAGCCATTCAAGAACAACAAGCCCTCATCACCCAACTTACCGCCCGTATAACCGCTTTGGAAGGAGCATAAACCATGTCAACAACAGTTTGGAATATATCTCAGTTAGATAGACAAACCTCAGATGGTTTTGTAACAGTTGCCCATTGGCAGTGCAATACAACAGATGGGGTTTACTCTGCATCTGCTTACAGTACTTGCTCATGGAGTGAAGGCACTGCAACTATTCCCTACGCTGACTTGACTAAGGAAACAGTCTTAGGATGGATTTGGGCCAATGGTGTGGATAAATCGGCTACTGAAACTGCTTTGAATGCTCAGATTGTGTTGCAAAAGAATCCCACTAAAGCTACTGGAGTGCCTTGGTGAGTCCTGAATTACAGAAATACTATGAAAATCGCTTCTCTATGATGGGAAGTGATGGGTGGAAAGACTTGGTGGAGGATATTGACACCATGATTGCATCCTTGAATAATATATCTGTGATTGATGGTGAAAAAGACCTAAAATTCAAGCAAGGCGAGTTATCTATCCTAAACTGGCTCAAAACCTTGCAAGAGGTGAGCAAAAGGGCTTACGAGGAACTTGATGAAAAGAATGTATGAATTTGTCTGTGAAAGCGGGCATAGAACTGAAAAGCTGATTGGTTATGAGACTGTCAGTTTGAAGTGTGATTGCGGTGCAACAGCCAACCGAGTCATATCGGCTCCAGCAATCAATTTAGAAGGGTGGTCAGGGAGTTTTCCTGGTGCGGCAAACAAGTTTGATCGCAGACACCAAGATAAATTGAAGGCAGAGCAAAAAGCCAACTCATAAACACATTGTGTCGAGTTGTTATCTCCTACAACCGAAAGCGGCAGGAAAAGGAAAATTATGTTAATTGATGTTGAAGACGAGAAGCCTAATGAAATCCAGGCTGAAGAAGCGAAACTAGACGATCTCATTCAAGATTCTTCTGGCAATGACATTCCCGATACCTATCGGGGGAAATCCTTGTCTGAGGTTATCAAGATGCACCAAGATGCCCAAACTATGATTGGGAAACAGGCGCAAGAGGTTGGTGAAGTTCGCAAATTAGCTGATGAGTTGATTAAGCAGACCTTGCCAAGTAAGCAACAATCTCATAATGTTGAGGTAGAACCAGAGGTAGATTTCTTTGAAAATCCACAGAAAGCGGTTTTAAGGACTGTTGATTCACATCCCGATGTAGTTGCGGCGCGTCAAGCTACGCAAGACTTCAAAAGGATGCAAGTTCAGCAAAAGTTATCCACAGAGCATCCTGATTATGGTCAGATTGCTCAAGACCCTGAGTTTGTCAACTGGATCAAATCCAGCCCCGTCAGACTTGGGTTGTATGTGAAAGCTGATTCTGAATTTGATTTTGACAGTGCAAATGAACTGATTAGCACCTATAAGACAATCAAAGGTGTCAGAGCAAAGCAAACTGAACAAACGGGTGAAGCCGTCAGGAAGCAGAACATGGCAGCGGCGGGGGTTGATGTAGGAGGTTCTGGGGAGTCTTCAAGGAAGGTTTATCGCAGGGCAGACCTCATTCGGCTGAAGATGACAGACCCGAATCGATACGAAAGCCTAAGTGATGAAATCATGGCAGCTTACGCAGAAGGTCGGGTTAAGTAACTTAACTTTCGTTTCTAAGGAGAAACAACATGGCAACAGCATTTTCCCCAGCGAATAGTGTAACTACCACTACCGCAGCAAAGTTCATCCCCCAAATTTGGTCGGATGAGATCGTAGCCGCATACAAGAAAAACTTGGTGTTGGCAAACCTCATTAAGAAAATGAGTTTCAAGGGCAAGAAGGGTGACACCATCCATATTCCTGCTCCCACCCGTGGTTCAGCTTCTGCTAAAGCCTCTACTGTTGCAGTCACCTTGATTGCCGCAACTGAGTCTGAAGTGCAAGTGTCAATCAACAAGCATTATGAATATAGTCGCTTGATTGAAGACATCGTTGAGGCTCAAGCCCTGTCTAGCTTGCGTAACTTCTACACTGAAGACGCTGGTTACGCCTTGGCTCGTCAAGTTGACACCGACTTGGTGCAATTGGGTCGCTCATTCAACGGCGCAACTGTTGGCACTGATGACTATGCAACCTCTAATTCGTCTACCAAAGCCTACATTGGCTCTGATGGCACGACTGCATACAACAGCACTAGCTCCAATGCCGCTGGCTTGACTGATGCTGCTATTCGCCGCACCATTCAGCGTTTGGATGACAACGATGTGCCTATGGATGGTCGCTTCTTCCTGATCCCCCCTTCTAGCCGTAACACGCTGATGGGCTTGGCTCGTTACACCGAACAGGCTTTTGTGGGTGATGCTGGCGGTGGCAATACCATTCGTAACGGCGAGATTGGCAACCTGTACGGCATCCCCGTGTTCGTTACCAGCAACGCTGATACGGGCTATGGCAGTACCCAGACTGACCGCATCTGCTTGATGGGTCATCGTGACGCTATGGTTCTGGTTGAGCAAGTTGGCATTCGCTCGCAGACGCAGTACAAGCAAGAGTACTTGGGCACGCTGTTCACCTCTGACACCATTTATGGTGTGAAGGCATTGCGTACCTCTGGCACTGCTGGTGTTGCAACCTCTAGCGCAGCCTTTGCTTTGGCTGTTCCTGCCTAATTGCAGTTGCCCCCCTCCTTCGCGGGGGGGGTCTTTTTTAACTTGTAATCTAGGAGAAAACAAATGGCTGCTGCTACCGCTGTTGTTGTTAGTCAAGACAACGACTCTTTTCGTGGGCTTTTTAGCGACACATGGCAAGTTACCGCAACGCTTGACGCTGGTTCTTTGGTAGATGGTGCGGGTGAAACCGACACTGTTGCCGTTCCTGGCGTGAAGTTGGGTGACATGGTTATTGGTTGCTCTTTTGCCGTTGATGAAGCTGGCATGAGCGTTACCGCTTATGTCAGTGCCGCTAATGTTGTCAGTATTCGTGTTCAAAACGAATCTGGTGGCACAGTAGACTTGGCATCTTGCAAGATTCGTCTTGTGGTTGTTCGGACTATTTAAAGATTGGGGGGTTTATCCCCCCTTTCTTCATTTTGGAGTTAATAAATGGCAACTTTTCGTTGTTTGCAATCAGGAAACACTGTGACATTTACCTTGGCCCATGACATTGCGTCCATGAGGGGTCATGCTGGTTATGTTCGTGTTGATGAAGAAGAAAAAGAGCAAGATCAAGACTATTCACCTGACGCAGTGCGTAAAGATACCGCTTTTATGGCCCCCGTTGTTCGGCGCATGGGTCGCCCAAGGAAAGTTGCAAATGTCTGATATAGACGCTAGAGATTTTGGAAAACTGGAGGCTCAAGTTCAGGCTCTCCAGAATGAAGTTCAATCTTTGGGCAAAGATGTTAAAGAATTGCTTGAACTTGCCAACAAAGGCAAGGGTGGGTTTTGGATGGGCATGACGATTGCCTCTGCTGTGGGTGGTGTTTTTACCTTTATTGGTGAAAGGCTGCTCAAATGAAAGGCTTGCTCTCAGGTTCTATTTGTCCCCTGCCTACTCAGGATGTATCGACTAACCTGAAGAACAGAAACAACGCATTCAAGAAGTTTGGTTATGGCCCACCCAACCCTGATGAAGCAAACGATGCTTTCTGGTTGAAAAAGGCCAAAATGTATAACGCTCCTACCTCTGTCATCAAGGGCATGAGATGTGGGAATTGTGCCGCTTTCATTCAGACTCCAAAGATGATGGAGTGCATCCTTGGTGGACTAGAGAAGGATGAAAAGATTGGTGAGTTGTCCTATGACGAAAACTTTGTCAAGGCGGCTAATCTGGGATACTGTGATCTGTTTCAATTCACCTGTGCTGCGGCCCGCACTTGTGATGCCTGGAAGTCTGGTGGGCCAATAACCAAGGAAAAAGCATGATGTACGGCAAGCCAATGAAAGAGTCAAAGTCTGCTGACAAGAAGAAAGGTGTTCCTGTCACCATCATGGTGGCTATTGGGAAACCAAAGATGCTCCCTAAAAAGGGTCAGCGCACTGCAACTAACATGATGAAGAAGTCTTCGAAAGGTAAATAATGTCTACATTTCAACTCGATCCAAATCAAGTAGCCTGGGGTGTTGCCAGTAATGGCACAACTCAAGTGGCAACAGTAACCACTAGCAGCGTTCAAATGACTGCTTTTGGAGCAACTACAACTATGATTCGTATTGCTTGTGGTCAAGGTCATTGTCACTATGCAATTGGTGCAAGTCCAACTGCAAGCATAACAACATCAGCTATGATTCCACCAAATTGCGTTGAAATTGTGCGAGTAACTCCTGGACAAAAGATTGCATTTATCAAAGATGCAACTATTACTGCTTCAACTGTTTCTGTAACGGAGTTAGTATGAAAACCAAAGCGGCTAAAAAAGTGGATAAAGTCATGCACGAGTACAAGGCTGGCACTCTGCACTCTGGTTCTAAAAAGGGGCCAGAAGTAACCTCTCGTAAGCAAGCAATTGCCATTACTGTGAAAGTGATGAACTGAAATGGCTAACTCAACTGTTGCTGGCAAGTTTGTAGGGTTGTTGTTTGCGGCTCGAACAGTCGCACACATGATCCACCTGAAAACTAGGATTTATTCACAACATAAAACTTTGAACGAGTTTTATGAAGCAATTGTTCCTTTGGCAGACGATTTTGCTCAACAGTGGCAAGGTCGTTATGGCATGGATTTGGACATTCCTATGCTTGGCAATGAGTACAAGGGTACGATTACTGAGGTCATCCAGCAACAGATGGATTGGATTGAGTCTAATCGTCAGCAGATTGTGCCTCGCACTGAGACTGCCTTGCAAAACAAGATTGATGAAATCGTTGCGTTGTACCAAAACACCTTGTATTTGTTGAAATGGTTTAAATAAGGAACCACCATGAAATCAGGAAAAGCAAAAGATAAAATTGTCAAAGTAATGACTGAATGGAAGGGTGGCAAGTTGCACTCTGGTTCTAAAAAGGGGCCAATGGTCACTTCTCAGAAACAGGCGGTGGCAATTGCTCTATCTGAAGCTGGTAAATCTAAGCCAAAAAAGAAGATGTATGGCTACTAAAGCTGGACTTTATGCCAACATTCATGCAAAACAAGCCAGGATTGCGGCTGGTTCTGGTGAAAAGATGCGTAAGCCTGGAACCAAGGGCGCACCTACGGCTATGGCTTTTAAACAATCTGCCAAAACTGCAAAGAAACCCATGAAGGGTAAATAAGATGAAATCTGCCGCTTGGACTCGAAAAGAAGGTCAAAATAAGGCGGGGGGCTTGAACGAAAAGGGCCGAGCGTCTTATAATGCTGCAACTGGCGGTAATCTCAAGCCTCCAGTTAAATCAGGTGACAATCCTCGCAGAGCCAGCTTCTTGGCGAGAATGGGCAATATGCCTGGGCCTGAGATGAAGGAAGGAAAACCCACAAGGTTGCTTCTAAGTCTCAATGCCTGGGGTGCATCCTCAAAAGAAGACGCAAGAGCTAAAGCGGCGGCGATCTCCAAGCGAAATAAAGCAAAGGGATAAGCTATGGCTTTGGCAAACTTCTTGGATATGGTTAACGATGTTTTGGTGCGTATGCGTATGCCCCAAGTCACCACTGTTAACGAAAATGTCGTTTCTACCCTTGTTGGTAAGTACATCAACGATGCCAAGCGTCAAGTTGCTGATTCTTACGATTGGGATGCCTTCAATACCGCAGTCACCATAACCACTGTTGGTGGGCAGCAAACTGGCTATACCCTTACTGGTGCTGGCATTCGATTCAAAGTCATCAATGTTATTAACACCTCGCGTTATTACAATCTGACCCCAATCAGTCACGAGCAGTGGAATAACTACACCTACACAACTCCAACAGTTGTTTCTGCCTTTCCTGAAAACTATGTGCTAGAAGGCGTGAACTCCAATGGCGACATGGGCGTGAAACTGTGGCCTAGTCCTGATGGTGTATACAACTTGAGATTCGCTTTAGTTGTCCCTGAAACGAACATGGTAAGTGACAGTGACACCACTAAGTTAGGTTATGAGCCTATTGTTTTGGGTGCTTTATCACGGGCATTGGTTGAGCGTGGTGAAGATGGTGGAATGACAAGTTCTGAGGCTTATTCGCTGTACAAAGCCTCTCTTGCTGATCTAGTTTCCCTGGAGTTGGCTCGTTCACCAGAGAATGATGCTTTTGAGGCTGTCTAATGGCTCAACAAGTTCAAACCTTTGCCGTTACCGCTCCAGGGTTCTACGGCCTTAACACACAAGACAGTTCGCTTGATCTGGCGGCTGGTTTCGCCCTCATTGCAAACAATTGTGTGATTGACCAGTACGGGCGCATTGGTTCCCGCAAAGGTTGGACAAAGGTAAATTCGTCTCTCAATTCAGACCTTGGATCAAACAACATCAAGGCCATTGGTGAGTTGATTACCAATGATGGCACTTCTTACACCATTCTTGCTGGCAACAACAAGATATTCAAACTTAGTGGATCATCACTGGTGACATTGACCTATGGTGGCGGTGGGACTGCTCCTACCATCACTGATAGTAACTGGCAGTTTGCTTCTCTCAATGGTATTTTGGTCATGTTCCAAGCAGGACATGATCCCATGTACTTTGATCCATCTGCCTCCACCACAGTCTATAAACGAATCTCTGAGAATGCCTCTTACGCAGGGACTGTCAACAAAGCAAATGCCGTTATTTCTTCTTGGGGTCGTTTGTGGAATGCTAATTCAAACACCGACAAGGTAACGATTCAATTCTCTGACCTTAAGGCATTCTCAAACTACTCTACGGGTACATCTGGAACTTTGGACATTACGAGTGTATGGCCCAAGGGTGGAGATAGCATTGTTGCGTTGGCTGCTCATAACAATTTCTTGTTTATCTTTGGCACAAACAACATCTTGGTTTATCAGGGTGCAAGTACGCCATCAACAATGAGTTTGTATGACGCCATTGTGGGCATTGGCTGCATTGCAAGAGACTCGATTGCATACACTGGCACAGACTTGATTTTCTTGTCTAAAACTGGTGTTCGCAGTGTCTTAAGAACCATTCAAGAGAAGTCATCTCCATTGCGTGACTTATCAAAAAATGTCAGAAATGACATTATCACTGGCATTGCAAGCGAGACAGTTGCAGATATGAAGGCGGTTTATTCGTCTCTTGATGCTGTTTATCTGTTGACTTTCCCTGTTCTGAAGATTGTGTATTGCTTTGACATGAAAGCAACTTTGCAAGATGGTTCTGCAAGGGTGACGACTTGGGACAGTATTCAGCCAAAGAGTTTCTTTTGCAAACAAGATGGAACTCTGTATCTTGGTCAATCTGGTTATCTGGGAACCTATACTGGTTATTCCGATAATACTGTCAGTTATAGGATGCAGTATTACACCAACTATGCAGACCTTGGACAACCAGCAGTTTCTAGTCTATTAAAGCGCATTAATGTCAGTGTTGTTGGTGGCTCAAACCAATATTTAAGTGTGAAATGGGGATATGACTTCAGTGGTTCATATCAATCACAGAACATCTTGATTCCCATTCAAGGCATTGCTGAATATGGAATTGCTGAGTATGGTGCCAATGCCACCACTGTTGCCTACTACTCTGCTGGTATTGCCATTCACATATTAACTGCTTACCCCAATGGGGAAGGCAAGGCTGTTCAAACGGGCTATGAGGCTGAAATCAATGGGTATGCCTTGAGCATTCAAAAGATCGAAATCTATGCCAAAAATGGCAAAGCGTTGTAAGGAGTTATCGTGTCTAATTACTCAAAATCCACTAACTTTGCTGCCAAGGATGCACTGGCATCTGGCAATCCATCTAAGATTGTCAAGGGCACTGAGATTGACACAGAGTTCAACAACATTGCCACTGCCATTGCCACCAAAGCAGATGGAACTTTTACCAACTTTGCATTTGTAGAAACTGGTGGAATCTTGTATATCAAGTCCAGTGGAACCAGTGTTGCATCCATTGATGCCTCTGGAAACTTGACTGTGATTGGTAATGTGATCTCCAACGGCACTATTTAATGGAAATCAAGCCATTTTATTCTGGCAGGGCATACTACGACATCACCGCAGACAATGGTGATAAATATGTATTTGTCCCTCAAGAATTTGTACAAAAAGGATTTGTACAAGATGGACAACAATTCTATAGCCCTGGATTTCTAACTCCTGGAGCAATGAGTACGGCATCTGCCTTTACTCTGCCAAGCGATTCTTCATTAACAAGTGCAGCAAAATCAATCTACAAAGAGCCAACAAAAGGGTTTGTTTGGAAGGCAGATGATTTTAATAAGATTAATTACGATGATTTTTCATTTAAATTTTATCAACCAAACAGCACATACGGAAAAATTCAAGGATACACATTAAAAGATGGTGTTCCAAATTATGTACAAGAACCTGCGCCTGGAGCAAACTACACATTATTAGATAAGGATGGAACGAGTACAAACACAACTGTAACTGTTACTCGCTCTGGGGGTGGTGGTGGATTTCTTTCTCAACTAGGCAATGAGATTCTAAAGGCTGGGCCAATTGTCCCACTTGCGCTAGATATTGCTGGAACTGCATTTGGTGTTCCTGGGATTGGTACTGCGGTTGCTCTTGGCACTGCTGGAGGTCTTGCCGCAACTGGTCAACCAGAAGCTGCACTTAACTATGGCGCGCAAGCACTTGTTGGTCAATTAGGTGTAGGTTCTACTGTTGCTGGCGCAACTGGTTCTACGATTGCTGGTCAAGTTGCATCAGGAACAACTGCTGGACTGCTTACTGGAAAGAATCCAGAGAGCGCACTTACGGCTGGAGTTGTAGGTGCTGGTGCTGGCCTTGCTGGAAGTACTATTGCTGGCGAAACTGGTTCTAATGTTGCAGGTCAAGTAGCCGCAGGAACCACTGCTGGTTTGCTTACTGGTAAAACGGGTGAGCAAGCATTGGCTCAAGGTGTTGGCAATATAAAAGTTGACGCACTTCTTCCAGGTGCAACTACAACAACTGCCGCAACAGTTCCTACTGAGTCTCAAGCAGTTGTTAGCTCACAAGAATTGCAAGGTACTTTGTCTCCATTTGAGGCAGGAACACCAGCAGATACAACAAAATCTGGGTTTGATGTAGGCCAAAACATTTCAGATACATCTGGATTTGCCACTATTGCATCAACAACGCCGATCGCCAATCAAATACAAAATGCTGGGGTTAGCACGATAACACCAGCAGCAACAACGCCAACCACACAAACTACTGTAAATACTGGAGAAAATAAAATGCCTGATATCTTAACAGACCCTGGTAATTATCTTGGAGATGTTGGTGATCCATACGCACTTCTTGACCCTGTAACTGGCGAATACAATGTTGGCGCTGAAGATCAAAATTATGATCCATATGCGGCAAATATAAGTGAAGCTGTTAAAGATTATGCCAAAGGCACTGGTTTAAAAATTAGTGATGTTGTCAACTTTTTTAAATCCAATCCTACTGCGGCTAAAGCACTTGCTGGCGTAGTGAGTGGTGGTGTTGGCTTATTTGGTAGTGCATTGTCAACTAAGACTGCTCAAGATGCTGCCAAAACTGCTGCTGATGCAATGAAGTTCAAGCCTGTTGGCGTAACCACTCGGTTTGGAACTACAGACTATACCTACGATGCCTCTGGAAATCTTACCAATGCTGGTTATACGCTTAGTCCAGAATTAAAGGCAATCCAAGACAAGTTAATGTCTGGAGCAACTTTAAGTCTTGATGAGGCAAAGAAGGTTTCTGATCTATATGACCCACTAAAGAAAGCATCTGCAAGTCTGTTTGACTTAGGACAGTCTTATCTTGCAAAGACGCCTGAGCAAGTTGCTGCTGACTATATGGCGAAGCAACAAAATGTGTTGGCTCCTAGCCGTGAGCGTCAGTTATCACAGTTGCAAAACACTTTGTTCCAACAAGGGCGCGGTGGATTATCTGTTGGTGGAACTGGATTGCGTCCAGGTGGCGGTGAAGGTCTACGGGCAGCATCTCCTGAAATGGAAGCGTACTACAACGCATTGGCGCAACAAGATGCTCAATTGGCAGCAAATGCACAGCAAGCTGGTCAACAGAGTGTTTCGTTTGGCAAGGGATTGCTTGGTGCTGGTGGTGAATTCCTTGGCAAGTACACGGCTGGTCAAACTGGCGCTTATGACCCATTTAAGAGCCTTTTAAGCACTGCTGGAACTGTTGAGGGCATGGGTGGTGGAGCATTGGATATTGGTGCTGGATTGGGTGGAAAAACCACTACTGCGGCAACCAATGCAGCAAAAACTCTGATGCCTAGCGCATCTGTTAATCCATATGGAACATTGTTTACAAGTCTTGCAGATGACCCACAATTTAAAGCTGCAATTCAGTCGTACATCAGTGGCGCTAAACCATAAAGGAAAAAGTCATGGCAACAGATATTGTTGGTAGTTTATTTGGTGTGACTCCTGAGTTGTATCAGGAGCAAAGAGATCAATTGGCACGTCAACGGGCTGTGCAATTGGCTCAAATGAATCCGCTTGAGCAAGCGTCCTATGGCGCTGCCAGGGCTGGTCAGCAGTTTGGTGGTGCTTTGGGTAGTCTGATGGGCGTAGAAGACCCTCAAATGCGTCTGATTAGCCAGCGCAATGCTTTAGCACGACAGATTGATATGACCGACCCTGATTCAATCATGCGTGGCGCACAACTAGCGGCTCAGATGGGTGATACAGCTACTGCTAGTGCATTGGCTGAGTATTCACGCAAAGCAGCTAGCGATTTAGCATTGACTCAGCAAAGACTGCGCGAGAGACAAGGCGTTGACCCAATTCAGCAATTGATACGGGCTGGAAAACACACTCCAGAAAGTATTTCTTTGTATGCTAAGAGTGGCGACATAAAAGACTTGGAACTTATTGAAAAGCCAGCAAAAGGGCCAACGCCAACAGAAATTGAAAAATTGCAGTTATATCGTCAACAATTGATTGACGGAAAGGCTCCTGCATCTCAAATAGCGGAAGTTGACGCCGTTATCAAAGCAGCTTCTACTGTCAGAGGTACAGTTGTTCAAAATATCATGCCTGGGGATAAGAATTTTGCTGACATTCCTGCGTTTAGATCAAGCGTTCAGAAGACTGTTGAGCCAATGTCAAAGATTGTGCTTGCCACAGATAATGCTTTGACTGCCATTAATGATTCACTTAAAACAGATAACTTTGCTTCTTTCAGAGCAGCGCAAACACAGTTTGCTAGAGCAATTTCTGGTGGTGGAGATTTAAGTCAAAAAGAACTTTTGGCCGCTGGTGCTGATCCATCATTGTTGGGTGGCGCTCAAGACTTTATTTCAACAGCATTCACAAGCACCCCCTCAAAAGATACGCAACAAAAACTTAAAAAGACATTAGAGGCGCTGAAGACTGTTTCAATCAACAAAGCAAATGATGAAATTGAGCGTCAACGCAAGATAGCTTTGCGAAACAAGAATTACAACCCTGAAGATGTTAATACTGCATTGGATTTTCCTGAGTTTAAAAAGACAATGACAAATATCGGGACAGGGCCGTATTCTGATGCAGAAAAAGAAAAGCGTTATCAGGAATATAAGCGTCAACAATCTGGAGCAAAATAATGACTGAACAAGAAGAGTTTGAGTTTCGTTTGCGCCTTGAAAGCGAACAGGCTGCTCCAGTTCAAACAACTACGCCTAGTTCTGAAGGGTATTTAGCAGAGGCCGCAAGACAGGGTTTTGCTGGCACTGTTGGGGCACTTACTGGCGCTGCCAATGTTATGCGAGAGCAAGTATTAAGGCCAACTGGTGGTCAATTGACTCGCAGAAATCCACTGACTCCATTTGTTGCGCCACCTGGGGCGCAAGAGCAAAACCAAGCCGTTTTAGAGGCATATCGTGCTGGTCGTGAGCCTGTATATACAGGACTGATGGAATCAATGGGTTCCACTGGCGCACAACCACAAACTGGCGGGCAAAGAATTGCCGCAAAAACTGTTGAGGCAATGACTTCCCCAGAAAACTATCTTTTCCCTGCTGCTGCAGCAGTTAAGCGGCTGGGAATGCTTGGACAAGCACTAATGCGTCCTGCTGAACAAGCTATTGTTGGCGGTGGTGCAGAAGCTGGTGGACAAGTTGGTCAAGCCACTGGTGAAAAATTAGGCGCGCCTAGAGTTGGTCAATTTATTGGCAGTTTGCTTGGCGGTATGGCTAGTGGCTATGGGTTTGGCACTGCCGCAAAGACAGTTCCTCTTACTGGAAAAGCACTTGATTTAGCAAAAGATCAATGGGATAAGGTTCGTGGAACTATTCCTGAAGATGAGTTACTGCGAGATGTGGATAACCGCATAAGTAACATTTTTATCGCTGCTGGCGCGGCTGACCCTGCGTTTATGAAAACGCTTGAAGAGGCTGCAAAAGCACAGAAAGGCGTGTCTCTCAAAGCTCCAGGTGGCGCTGAAGTGCAGATGCCATTGAGTGCAATGCTTGCAGACAACCCTGTTATCAACAACTTTATTCAAAGTTTGTCGGCAAAAGACCCCGTATTTCGAGCGCAGTATGGCAATCAATATGATGCTGCAAAACAGGCTTTGACCCAAAACCAAATAAGATTGTTTGGTGATCCCAGCAAGGTTCAAGTCAGTGTTGTTGGCCCATCTCTGGAGAAGGTACAAACTAGGCGCGTTCGTTCTATTGATGAACAGATTGCTGACCTGTCAAAAGATCAAACTATTGATCCCAATGTGTTTGGGCAGCGTGTTTCTAACCTTGTTGGACAAAAAGAAAAAGCAGCAAGAGCAGAAGTTCAGCCTTTATATACAGAAGCATTTGACTTAGCCAAAAAGAACAATGTTGAGTTGCCATCTGAATCTGTTGATGACATTTATAACTTTGTTGCTGGCGAACAAGCATCTGATATTTTCAAAACATTTCCATCAATTTATAACAGGGTTCGCGCTAAGTTTCGCCCAACAACAACTGAGCCAAGCGCAATCTTGACCGCAGAAGGCGCTCCAATGACTCCTGGAGGCGTTAAATTTTCTGCTGCCACTGTTGAAGACTTAGACTCATTAAAGCGTGAAATCAATGCTCAATTGCGTAAGGCAAATGATCCTGCTGACATTCGTTTGTTGACCGAACTCAAAGGTCGTGTTAGCGGTCATATTGACAGCCTTGACCCTGAGTTTGTAACTGCTTATCGTAATGCAGATAACGCATATCTTCAAAAAGTTGGACTGCCTTTTTCTGCTGAGACTTTGAAGTCTGTTGACAGAAAGAAATTTGTTGAGCAAATCACTCCAGCTTTGATTGGCAATAAATCAAATGTCAGTCAATTCATTGATGCCACTGGTCAAGAAGGCCAGCGTCTTGCCCGTGATGCCTTCCTGGATAGTTTTTCTAGGGCTGCATTGAAGAACGATGTAATTGATCCTAAAGCGGCGAGCAAATGGTTAAAAGCAAATCAAGGTGGTGTTTCACTAATTCCAGGCCTTGATGATGAGTTGCGAGCATCTGTAGACAATGTACAAAATCTAATCAATCAGAGAAATAGACTGAATGCAGATTTTCAGCGTGTTGCTGGCGAACAGATTGTCAGCAAAGAGGGATTTAAAAATCCGCAAGAATTGGTTAGCAAAATGTATGGTGATTTAAATTTCACCAACAAATTTATGTCTAATTCTGGTTATGGTCAAAACAAAGATGCTGTGAATGCTGTGCGTTCATATATGCTTGATGACATTGTTAAATCGGCAGACCCTGTTGCGCTTTTGAGTGATAGGAATAAAGCGGCTGTGTTTAATCGTGTGTTTGGGCCAACCTATGCTCAAAAGGTGCAGGATTTTGCAACTGTTTCTGAGCGCATGGTCAAAGACATTACAAATGTACCATTCAGAGGCGAGACTGTTCCAAAGACACCAATTGAACAACTAACTGGAATTCCTCCAGAGCAAATCATTTCCCGCATTTACAATCCTGTATCTGGTGCAACTTACGCAATGACTTCATTGTTCAGTAAGTTTTGGGCTAATAAAGCATCTGCCGCAACAGAGGAAAAGCTAAAAGCATTGTTGCTTAACCCATCTGATGCTGTAAAGGTTTTCCAGGCTGTTCAACCAAGGGTTTCTGGTTTTGACCAACAGAAAATACAAGATGCCATTGATATTGGCAAAAAGTATGGGATTCAGTGGGTTGCAGACGCTGTGAATGACCTGAAAACTGGCGCGGCAAGAGGCGCTGCTCAAGGGATGCAACAAGAGCAACAACCAGTTCCTACCGAATAAGGGGCACAAGATTGATCCTCTCACCCTTCTGGCGATGGCAAATGGCTGTGTCGCAGCTATTCGAAAAGGCTGTGAACTCTATAAAGAGGTCAAGGGAACTGTTGCCGCAGCTCAAAAGACTGTTAAAGAGGTCACGGCTATTGCTGAAGAAGTGGGTGGCTTCTTTGGGTTCTTCAAGAAGAAAAAGCCCCAACCCACAGCAACTCCAGTTGCAGCCAAAGCAAAAAAAGCAGAGGCCGAAGTTTGGGATGAAGGTAGAGTTGTGGCTGACTTGGCGGCGAATCTGTCGCAGTTCTTCAAGGTTCAGCAACAGCTTGCAGACCACATTCGAGAAGAAGAAGAAAAGTCTAAGACTGTTTATGACCCGAATCAGAACATCATGGAGTCGGCGCTAAACAGGGAACTTGCCAAGACCCAGTTTGAGAAGTTAGCCAAAGAGATTCGTGAGATTATGGTGTATCAGTCACCCCCAGAGTTGGGGAACTTGTATACCAGGGTCAATGCAATGAGAGTGCAAATCATTGAAGAACAAGAAGAAGCAAGACTGGCCCAAGAGCAAAGACAACGAGAGGTTGAATGGCAACGAAGAAAGGTAATCAGCGCAATCCAAGACAAGGCAATCTACGGGGTAGCCTGTTTAGTGTTCGTCCTTTACCTGATCCTGTTCTTCAGCCTCCTAGTGATGGATCGAAAGGTAAGATGGGGTTTCTAGTCGCATTAGTTGCTATGGTGCTGGTCTTTGTCCTACTTCTTCCGCTGTTGGGAAGCATTTACTATGACACATTGGCTGCACAAAAAGAAAGCAAAATGCAGATTGAGCGCATGGAAAGACTGCGCCAACAACTAGAGTACGAGCGTCAACAAATGGAGAAGTTTCGTAATGACTCAAAATAGGTTTCTCTGGTGCGTGATTACTATCTCACTTATGTGCCTTTTCTTATTGGCAGGATGTGAAGATCGATATAGATATATTTGCCAGAATCCAGACAACTTTGAACTCAAAGAATGCCAGAAACCCAGATGCCTGTTCACCCAAACCTGTCCTGAATACCTTGTAGCCCCTGTTTTGACAAACAAAGTTGAAGAAAAGAAGGTTGAAGATGCTAAAAAATAAATACACTCCTGATGAAATTGAAGTCAGGATTTGGGGATTTGTAGTCGTGATGATTACCATCATCTTGGCTGGCATCGTATTTGCCTTGCTTTACTCGGTGACGTTTGTGACCCAACCCATCAAGTCGATGGCCCCAATAGACCAAGCCTATACAAAGATGCTCAATGACATTGTGTTGTTGATTGTGGGTGGCATAGGTGGCATTGTGGGCAAGAGGGCAGTTGGTGCTGTAACCAGTGCCATAAACCCTCCTAGCGCCCCTACAAGCACTCCTGTCGCAACTGTCGCAGCAGTTCCATCTAATGCCATGCCTGTCTGGGTGAATCCTCCTTTGGATGAAACCTGGACACCGCCACCACCTCCTACAACGCCACCAACTTTTTTAGAACCTGATTCTGTGCGTGAGGAAATTGCTTTGGCAAGAAAAGAAGGCCAGTATGCTTAA